AGAGCTCTGCCACGTTGCTATGCCCCTGTTAATGAAAATGTGTTTCATTCAGGGCAAGACTTCGGCCTATATAGATTGGGATCCGAAGTGTCCTGTGAGAGTTTTTACAAAAGACTCCCAGGCTGACGCAAAGGACTTTGTAGAATCGGCAAAAAATATTGACTTCGATATAAAGAATTTTTGCCAGATTACGAACCTGACGACAACTGCACCAACTTTGTCAGCGTTCATTACCATATGTGACGATCTAAAATTGCCTATCTCAGACGGAAAATCATATGGTATTAAATTGTGGAAATTGAAAGATGGCTTTCATGCGACATTTATAGCCAAGCCTTTGGAATTTACTGAAGCAAGATTCCAATTCACCAAAGGTAAAGAACCACAATTTTTTAAATTTTTGACTCAGCGTTTGGACTGGGGCTGGTCAAAAACTGCAATCCTTTACGCCAATTGTATAGGGCTACAAGCCACAACTTTTAAGATAGTTGATGGCAAATACCTCCCTGATATGACGAACACAACTTACACTGGTGTTGGCTCACGGTTTACCGTCCTGACATTAGACCAAGGAGAAGTTGATAATCAACCTTTCTCATCGACAATCCTTGGTAAGTCTCCAAAGGAAGCGGAGGTACTGAGACACCCAAATGATGAAATCATGGGGAACATGTCAGAGGACGTTGGTGTTTTCTCAGATGATGAAGGCTTTTGCAATCTACCAAAAACATACACAGCAAAGCCTGTAGCCCAAGGGGTATTGATTGATATCAATGCCTCCATATCAGAGCCGAGTGCCAATTCAAAGTTACAGGAGCATCTTAATGCTAGTAACAATACAGTCTACTCCAAAGATTCGGCTTTTGATATGTTTAACCCAGGATCGGTCAGATTCCTCACAAAGAATATGCAGGATGCATTGACGGAATCAGCTGCGACAAATTTAATAGGAGAGGATTTGAAATCTCTCCCAGACCGATTCATGGTGTTAGAACTCCCACGATATTCAGGGAGATTTCCTCTATATGGGCAAGAGAACGCCTATATAACAAGCAAAGTAGCAGACCATCGTATGACATATGATTTTATTGCTACAGAGTTTGCGACTTGGAGCACACAACATCATGATCTACCTTTTAGATGTGTGCAATACTGTTTTAAAACCAACGGGGATGACAGTATTAATATTAACCAAGTTCGAAGGTTTCAAGTTGGTAATGAAGTGAACCTTGTAGTATATCAGGTTACTAAGGGGGCGGCAAAGAAGCTTATTATTGATGCGCATAATTACAACCCCACTAGTATCTGGTACAAACCAAGGCAAACTTTTCCTGCCAGCCTGGGTCAACTATCCCAAGAAACCTTGGAGGCCATATTTTCTATGTGGCTTCTAGTAGAGGAAAATAAGAGCAAAGTTCTGGCTAATGCGGATCACGCTATTGCCAGTGCATACAACTTTGTTAAGGTTTTGGACCCCAAGAGGACTGGGGCCATGGACAAAACCTTTGTCGCAGCGGTTCGATACTTGGCTAACATCCAGGATCTGATACAAAAAATGGTTGAACCACGCCCCAAAAGCGTCTGGCCAATTCAACGCTGGTTTTTACAACAAGAAAAGTATCAGTTGCGCTGTCAAGAAGTTTTGGACAACTATGGGTTGTCCAAAGTCGCTCGTTTTTATCCGAAAAGCGCTATCGAACAGAGGTGGTTTATTTTTATCGTAGGCAATCTAGAATCAGTATTCTTAGTTTCATATTCGATGTGTATACTGATCTCGTGGATTTTCTATAGCGCATTTCACCCATCAACAAAATTGATTGCGCTCTTAATCCCATTCATAGCCTACAAAATTCGGACTCTCGCTACCAGGATTTCAGAAAACCAACTGCCAGGCAAATTAATCTCCGTGCTCTTGTTGAATGTTGTTGTTAGCCTCTTCTTCTCCAACACATTCTTCGATCACATTCTCTGGCTAGTTCAATTTGCAGGTAATTGCTACATCATCAAGTATTTGATATACCTGTTTGCCTGGAAGAGAGCTTATCAAAAGTTTGTCAAGGATGAGGAGAATCTATCTTGCACTGCGTGTAGCCTCACCACAACTAAATGCCCCTTCTGTGATCATACATACCTTAATCAACCGAAGGTTATGGGTTGGGAGCATTCTTTTGGTGTTCAATGGGCAACCTTCTGTCAATTAGAAGGAGCTTTATCAAGGAAACGATGGTTTCCAATGTTTCTGCCCCGCACCAAATTAGACAAACTTTATGGAATGTCACACTGGCCAAATTTCAAGAAAATAAAGCCAGGAAAATGGTTTACTAGCTTTAACGATTACTTAGACTGGACAAAGCAGCAAGCCATTCGAATTAGTTCAGTGAGACGTTCTAGCCTTTTGCCAGAAGAGTATCGCCACTTTGATCCCGTAGCTGTCGAGGATACAAAGTTGGGCGGTGCTTGGGCCATGTTCGCCCGGCAAGGCATGCGACCTAATAACCCAGATCTTAAGTACCTCAATGATATAGGTCTGGGCGTTATTGACGAACAGTTGTGGTATGAAGCACAGATGCTCACACCACTAGGCTCTTTTGATGACTATTTGCGGGACTGCGTTGACAAATCAAAACACGCTGTATATCGCAGGTCCTACGAAAAATTCCTTCAAGACACGAAAATAGTCAAAGAATATGGAGCGTTCGTCAAGATAGGGGAGAATGGCCCCTATATAGATAGCCGGAAGAATCGAAATATCTGTAACCCTCATGATTCGATTCTTGGTGTAGGAGGTGTTTGCAACTACTGGATTATGAATGTTACTCATGCATATGTCAAACTCCTCTTTGAAAGACACCCTTATTTTTCGAGTTGGTCACCAATGCGAAAGCAGTCATTCTTCATACATAGAATGACTCCTGATGAAATTGAACACTCGATAAAACAAGCCGCCACAGGTTTAGGTAAGATCAAAATCTTCGCGATGGATATTACCAATTTTGATTCAGGTAACACCAAACATCATTTCAAGAAAGTCGATTTTGCTTATTTACGCCTGTGTCGTCCAATGCTAGCTAGAGCGACTGGCTGGACGAAAGCCCACGTTAAGTCATGGATAAAGTATGCAACATCCAGTGACGCTAAACTCAAAATTTATGGTACAGGGCTAATTAGACGCGTTAAAATTCACTTTAAACGAATGCGCGTTTTGCTCATGACAGTCTGGATCCGTTGTACAACCTTTAGTGGGGATCCACACAAAACTACTTGGGGAAACACAATGCGGCAAACTCATCTCGTTATTTATGCCACATTTCACTTTCTCTGCAAAGATGGAACTCGATTGCTGGATCATATAAACCTCTTTGCTAGTGGTGACGACC